TTGAGACTGGTGATGACAGTCAAGGAACTAGTGGCAATGTTAAAAGATTTGGTCTTCGTAATAGGCCAATCAGAATCACGGTAGCCTAATGGCTCACCGTGCCTATTTTCTCTTGTAATAGTTCGGAAGTCTTGCTGATCATCGTTACCATATTCAGGGCCACGTAATTCAACAGTACTGGTTGGACTAGTAGTAGGGTACTTGAGTGTTAGCATTTCCTAGTTCCTCTAATTAGTACTTGAACTCAAAGCTCACATCGTAAGAGCATGTATCTTTCATAGTGATGATCTCATTCTCATTGGTAATAATATAGCCAGTAAAGCTTTCACTATTATAGTCAACTAGTCCAATTTCTAAGCCAGCTGTTGCAAGTAGAAAAGCCTTAAGTTCATTGATAGTCACTAGTGTCAATGCATGAAAATTAAAGAACTTAGTCCTCATCGTTGGCCAGTTAGCATCATGATAACCTAAAGGATGACCATGTCTAGATTCTCTAGTTATCGTTAAGAAGTCTTGACGGTCATTGTTACCGAACTCCGGATTTCTAAGTACCAATGTACTGGTTGGGGAGATAACTGGATACGTTAGTGTAAGCATCCTAGTTCACATTCACAATATATTGTACTTGAACAACATCGCCACTAGCAGGTGTTGGTGCAATATTAAAGAAACCAGTCGACCAGAGTACTCCTGATGTTCCCCCTTTTGTGTTGCTACTGGTAATAAATATTCCTGGTATTTGGGCCTCTCCTGCTACGTTGACAGTGAACTCAATATATGCTGTAGCAGGGTTCTGGATGCTGGCAGCTACTGCTGCATCTGTTACCCATGTCTGTCGAACAGATTCGGTGTAATCAGTGAACTCTGTCCAACTGACATGACTACTCATAGTATCATCTTCTGACAGTATAGTACCTGCACCAATGAGACCACAATACCAAGTGGATTGGGTAGCTGCCCTAAACATTGTATCTAGCAGCTCGTTCTTACCAACAATAGTCACACCATTGCTGAACTTATCCTCGAAGATGATCTCGTCTCCACGAAGTATCCTGACCTTGAAGTAATTATTGAATCTTATACTGTCCATGTTCTCTCCTAAAAAGCTAATGTACCACGGCGAATCTCACGTTTGATACTTTTACCAATACGTTGAACATCATAGCCTTCACTGCCACTACTGGACATATTGATGTTAATGTCACCAACGCTAACGTTGCCACCATCAGCACGACGTACGGCATTATTACTTGAGTTCATCCCTACTAGTTGACTATAGAATTTTCTCGTTGAAGCTGGGTTCACAACGAACTCACCAGGAGTAAGCTGGGCATTAATACTATCGCTACCATGTGCTTGTCCACCAGCTGCGAAACGACGAATTAGTCCACCATCGGCTTCAAGAACTAATGCTGGAGCTGCTGCTGCTTTGAGTTGTAATTTATTTAATTCAATTTGTCTTATGACTTTATCAATACCAATTTGCTTCTGCTCATTTAAATCTTTTTCTAACTCTACAGTTTGCCCAACATACTCATTGAGTGTTAACTGTATCTGTAGTGTACCACCAGATATATCAGAATTAAATATTTCCTGCTTCAAAGCTTTAAGGCTTTTTATAAATTCTGAATTTTGATCAGATCCAATTGTAATTTTTTCAACTGCTAATAACTCCTGTCTATAATTATACATTTGTTCAGCAGTTAACTTAGCTCCTTCTGCAATTTCTAATGTACGTAATCTAAACTGAACTACTCTATTATAATTTGCTCCATATGAATCTCCAAATGCATCACTACTAATCTTAACCCCACTATCTTCAATGCTAGTTTTACTTTCAAATTTAGCAGCTTTTTCAAGATTGAGTAAAGTTTCTTTAGCTTTATCAGCTTCTGTTCTTGCTAATTTTGCTCCTGCATCAGCTGCCTTTGTTGCAAGAGCCAAATTCTGTTTAGCTATTTCTTGGGCAATCTTTAATATTTTTAATCTACCTGATTCACTTTCTTCTGCATTAATAGCTATTAATGCAGCTACTGCATTAACTCTAGCATCTTTATCCTTAATCAAAAGAGCCTGAGCAGCTAAGTCATTAAGCTTTTCTCGTCTCTTTATAAGTATAGCTTTTATTTCTTTTTCACTGCTAGCTCCTGCAATATCTTTTGTTATATCAGCATTTTCAACACCCTTAAGTGCTTTATTGAACTTAAATAACTCTGTAGCAGCAATCATTTGTGCTTGCTTTATTACTTCAATCTGAGCCAACTTACTTGCAGTTAATAGTTTTTCTTGCTCAATCTGTTTTGCTATAAGATCCTCGTACACCTTTTCATAGTTACCTGCAATAGCCCCAGCTGCTGGACTATCTACAGTATCCCTTGCTTTTATGTACTTTTTATGTCCTGCAACATAGTCAGCTCTTAGTTCAACTTGGGCCTTCTTAAAGGATGCTCGTTCTTTATTTTGTGCTCTACTATTTGCACTAGCATTTTTACTTGTTCTTTTATGCTGAAAATCAGCCATCTTTTGGTTATGCTTATCAGTTAGATCCCGTAGATCTTTCTGGTAATCTGCCCCATCTTTCTTGGCCTTCTTATCGAGATCATCTCTGTCCTTAACAGCATCTTTAGCAACAGATAACCGTTCTAGTTCTAGTTTTTTTAACCTATTAAATAGTTCTTTAGCTGTATCGGATGCTCCTGCCAATAAAGCTCGTTTTCTAAGCTTTTCAACTTTCTTGATCTCAGCAGTTATAGTACGGATCTGTTGATTAGGATCTTGCCTACTTAATTTTTCATCAAATAAATCATCTCTAAGTCCTGCTATTGTGTCTTTGCTTGTCTTCTGGATATCCTTGATGCTCTTCTCAGCTTTTTTAAGTGCCTTAGCTATATCATTAACATTAGTCTGTATAGCTTTTTTAGCAGTCTTAAAGGACTCTTTAAGGGCATCATTGAGACCTTCAAGCTTTTCATTTGAGGCTTTAACAGTAATGTCCCAAGCCTTAGTTGCTTCAGCTGCTGCTGATAGGGCCGACCTAGATATTTTTAGGTTAGCTTCTTTGATGGTATCTACAACTCTTTGTGTTGTCTTCTCAAAAGCTTCAGTTTTCTTAGCATATAGCTTTGTTAATCTAATGACAGCTATTGCCTCTTCTGAATTTAGGTAAGTTAATGTAGCCGTAGCAGCAGCTACGATTGCTGCAATAGTCACTGCATATGGTGCAAGGATAGTTACAGCTGCTGTCACTCCAACTGCAGAAGCAATTGCCAGGTACTTAAAGATTTCTGCTAATGCCTTAATTCTAGCACCAAACTCATCTATATTACCCAACATATCCGCAATAGTTACAACAATACTTCGACCATAGTCATTAACGAAAACGTTCTTAATACGCTCTAATGCTTGAGTAACTTTACGACCAGCATTATCAGCTGCAAGTGCAACACCTTTGTCATAAGATGCTTGTGCATTACGAATCTTAATAAGTATCTCAGCATATTCATTACCATTATCTGATAAAGCAGCAAGTGTTGTACTAAGACCTCTTACCCGAGGAACCATCTTTGATATAAGAGAAATATTACCTTTTGTATGCTCTGACATCTTCTGGAGAACTTTATCGAAACCAAAAGCTGCAATAGCTGCTTGCCCTGATTCTACACCTAGCGATCTAAAGAACTCAGTCATCTCTTTTGTTGGTTTCAGCAATGCATTCATTACACCACGTATTTGTGTAAGTGACTGCCTAGCATTAAGACCTTTAACAGATGTCTGTGCAAGTAGTGTATTAAGTTCTTCAAGACTGATACCTAACTGAGCAGCTACAACTGTTATTCTACCAAGAGTATTAGCAATTTCACTTGCTCTAACACGACCAAGTTCAATAGTCTTAAATAGAGTAGCAGCTGTCTTATTGGCTGATGCAGATGATAGTCCATAACTATTCAATGCTGATGACAATACATTAACACTATCTGTTAAAGTTGCATTAGTTGTTATTGCAAACTTACCTGCTTCAGTCTGAAATTTAAAAACTGCCGTACCTTTGGCCACCTGGTTAGATAAAGCTTGATAAGTAGCAGTAGCTACATCAAGAATATCAAAACCAAAAGAATCTGATACTTCACGAATACCTGATGCCCAAGCTTTAAATCCAATAGGAACATCTTGGGCAATAGTTTGAATTTCAGCTATCCGCTTCTCTAGCTCAATAGCTTCAGTTAGCCCTTCGCGAATACCACTAAGCATTGCAGAAATAGCTCTACGCACTAATTGAACTGCAATAAGTTTAGCCATCCCTCCAAGAGATATAGTTAAAGAGTGTACAGATTTCTCTTGTTGCTTATATGCAGTTGTCTGCCTCTTAGTTGCTGATACAGCTGATCTACTTGCGACTATCTGCTTTTTTAGTAGAGTAGTATTTTCTCTTGTTGTGTTATTAACAGCTTTTAGATCGCCATTAACTCTTCTATATTTTGTTTCTAGGGTAGTATAAGCATTGACCTGCTTTTTTACCATCACAGTATTTACGGTACCATTTTTTGCTGTTTCCTTAAAACTTTGACTAACATTATTAAGTGTATCATTAGTTAATCCTAGTTCTCGCTTGAGAGCAGTTAAAGATGATACTGCATTAGTAGCATTGACTGTGAACTCTACATTTAGGCCATCTACCATTAGTAGATCCTTTCTCTATGAGTTATTGAAGCATTTAAGGCTGCCCTCATCTCTGGGATGATTTCAGCCTTAAAGGCTTCCTTGGCTTTGGCTATACCATAGTCTAGACTCTTCCAAGGTGTCCCTCTAACTACACTATTATTCTCATTAATATTATAGTGTTTCACGTCAGATGACCATTTAAGGGAAGCTATGCCACCTGCTAGTGTTATCTCGAAATCAGATTGGGCTTCACCTGCTGCTGGGTTCTTTTTAGCAGTGGCTGACCTTGTTGGACTAATGGTAACAGGAACACCTACATACCTCCCAAGAGGTGCCCAGGTGCTCCTTGCCATTCCAGTCTGAACAGGTACTTTGTCAGATGCATGTCGCACGAGAACTCTAGCTGCTGTAAGTATAGCTTTTAAGCCAGCTTGACGTAGATGTTGTTCTAGCTGATTAAAATTCATTATTCTAGAGCTAACTCGTGCTTGCATCTTGTGAATCCTCATATTGACGTAATTGATTATAACCTATTAGTTCTGCTTGGGCTTGAACATTATTATCATCCCAGGTTGAAGCACATCCAGGCGGTAGTATATGGAATCTTTCACATGCTGACCATATTGCATATAGTTCTTTACGGTGTCTTGGAAATACTACTTGTTTTGATCCTCCGCTAGACCAGCTATAAAATTTGCAGTTGCTTCATTAATCTTTCTTTGATCTAAGCCACAAGCTGTATGTGTTATACCAATAATGAGACTAATCTCTATATCAGTAAAACAAGTTGCAAGTTCCTTAATATAATTAGTCCAAGTGGTAGGCTCACCAGCTTTAACTGTCTCCCATTCCAGACCTACTGTTGCTTTAAGAGATGTTATTGTTACCCATGCTGCTTTGCGTTCTGCCCATTCATCAAGTAGTCGATTGTACTCTTTATCCTCATAATCTAAGCTTTTAGCCCCACCCTTCTTAATGATCTCTGGTGGTTGAGGTGTATGACAAATCTTTTCAAATTCATCATATGAAAGTACTGGTACTGCCTGAAAAACATGATCTACTCCACCTTTGGGGATAACTATAATTGTTGGTGTCATCCCTTCAATAGTCTTACCATTCATCTTCATAATATGCCTTTCGTTATTATAATAAGGGGAGGGGCAGTGTGCCCCTCCCTCTTGACTAGCTCTGGGCTGCTCTTACAACAATAGCATTTGTTGCATTACACTTACCAGATGATGCAACTGTTCCTGCACTCAGATCATGAGCAAGTGACTCAAATCTGTAATCAGGAAGTGTAATTTCTTCTTGGTCACCAGTAGAGCAATCTGGTGTATACAAGATTACGAGGTCCACTGCATATGGACGACATGCATCACTATCAGATGATGTCCATGCAGCTGCTGCACCAACTTGTTTCAAAGCATCTTCAATCGTTGGAGTACCACCAGAACCACTAACTGAACTTGGCCCTCTCAAGTAATCCCAAACGAAATCAAAGGTTACATCAATTGGTGCTTCGTCACCTTCACGTACTTCATCGAGAAGCCCTCTATTGAGCTTATACTCCATGTTTTTTGTTTCAGTGTAGTTAAGATTACCTTCACCAATTCGTATTTCTAAGGTATGAGCTGCCCCATCCTTAATGGTTACGGTCGCCTGTTTTAGATCAATTTGTGCCATGTTACTCTCCTTATTTCTTTAACGTTATCTCGTAATGGCCTTCAACTGAAGCCTGTACGAGTGGTACTTCTGGTTCAATTTGCCCGAAATGGTTCACTTGTATCCTTTCACGAGTCCGAGTACTTTGCAAAAGCTTGAGACAACCAAACGATTCGCCAGTATCTTCACTACCAGTACCATACTTGTATACTTGCATTGGTAGAAAAATACTTGAGACTTTACCAACATCAGTGTAAATTCTATGATAATTGATATCATCCATCCTAGATTGAACCATGACATTTACTTCAAATCTTAACTTATATTCTCCTTTAGTTAATTCAGTTATGAAAGGGCCATCAACACGTAGTTCAATAAAATCTTTAGCTGGTTTGAGATCACGATATTGACCTTCAATATAGAGATCTAGATCTCCTTTACAATCATCAAAATGTTTACTAATAGAGGCAAAAATCCATCTTGACCAGTTGGGATTAGCTCCAACAGAGCATGTACCTGTTGTGAGTGCAACCCATGGTGCTGACCAATCAGTATTGATACCATCATCATAAGCGATGAAGTCATAGTTAGTACTAGCAAGTAACCCTGTCATTATGACAACACCATCGCCTGTTCGCTTAAATGTGTCACTTGCAGCTGACCAAGCGTTGCCATTACCAAAGATTCTGGACCGTACCCATACTATGTTAGTCTGATCATCGGTAGTCATAGTCAGTGCAATCTTATTTACTGCTACTGCTGCCTTAGTTATGGTTACTGCCATCATTCACTCCCGTACTGTTGTCTTACTCTAGTAATGAAGTCATCAACACTTAGTGGCACGTTGCAGATATCGCTTGAAAAGCTTTGCCACCAGATGATGTTATCTTTATTAGTTACGTACACAGTTTCTATATTACTTGCCTTCAGCTCACATAACTGACAAATGTCACCCTTATGTAGTGTAACTCCACACACTTTACAAGGTGTCATCACTTGCCTCTTATATAGTTGTTGATACCATCTAGCTTTGTATCAATGCGTTCATAAAGCCTATCATTTCTATCCATACGACCTTCAATAGATGATACTGATTCTTTTGATGCAAATGTTGTAATATTATACATCCAAACTACCCCTGCTATGGCACTGACTACCACAATAATACCACTAAGTAACCAGTGTAGCTCGGTTTTATGCACCATTTTATCATGTTTATCACATGTCTCATGTCTAGATCCCATTATACTTCCTCATCTAGTGCAGTGCAGGCTAAGATATATCCTGCATTATCCTCGGTTTCAGTGAGTGCTTTCACAGTATATTTTCTATTTTGAAATGTGCAAAGCCAATTCATTGCTGGTACATTCTTTTTTAAATCTTTATTTTGAACAATAACATTTCGTGCAGACGAATCATAATAGCCACCATAAACAAAATTCTTATTACTGGCAATATATGTTAGATCGTAGGCAAAGTCACGAATAGTTTTAACAGGTAGTACAATAGCTTTACGTACTTTTAATTCAGTATATTCTCTAGTAGTTGCACCAGTTGTTACATCATAGCTATTATCAGTTGGGATACTAAATACTACAGCTTGACCAAAGCTACGCTTTAATCTATACATTATTGCTTTATGCTGTCTTAAATTATTGTTGAACATATCATCTCCAACAGTGAGCCAGCCCCTATTGGCTGGCTCACAAAGCTATTAACCAAGCATTACCACACCCAGATCGGTATCAAGTGTCTTGATACCACAAAGAGTATCAACAGTAACAAGCATGCCCTGTTTAGTACCATCATACTGCATGGATACTCGCATAGACAAACCATTATAGCTAACTACTGCTTGCTGAGCACCATAAGATGAATCTACGGCAACCAACGGACGAGAAACTAAAGCAATAGCATTCCGGTGAATACCAAGACTATAATCACCTGCTGGGCCAAGGTTCAATTGAGAGGTATCAACCATTGCAGACTGAGTCTCACGATCAAGTGACAATTTGATGATCGTAGGAGTACCAATCAAACCATATGCATCCCGAGCAGAAGTGATTCCGTAGGATACCATTTGACCCTTGAGAGGAGCATCACTGAAGGTACCTACAACCAAGTCTTTCACCCAACCAGCATCATAGCCAGCAGTCAGATCGACAGCACCGTAAGGATATACGGTAACAACAGCATTGTTCTCAACTGCGGTCTTCAATGCAGGTGCAAAAGTAATACTGGTAGTAGGTGTACCACTCAATGAGGTGATAACATGTGGAATCATATCACCTGCAACAGTGAACCACTGGCCAGCTAGAAACGTGTCAGAAGTACCATCAATAGCCATAGTACTAAGACCAGCAGCGTAACCAGCAGTCAAATTAACCGTAGCACCCTGAGTGGTCTGAGTAGAAGCCACACTTGGAGTATTTTGATCCATGTAGAAGTCAAAACCGAACTTAGTTCCCAGTTTCGCATAGTACAAGGCATCAACGCTACCAGTCTCATTGACTTTAGTGAACTCACTTTCATCCAAAAGGGCACCCTGAGCACCAGGAGTAAGGATGAAGTTCCGAACGCCAGGGCCACCAGGAACCAAATTCTGGTTCATCTTAGTATCAGCTGCAATGACGGTGGTCTTGGTAGGATCTGTTCCAAGCTGACCAACAACATTGGGAAGGAACTGATAAGCCTGAGCCAGAACGATCTGGTCAACAGCATTAGCAATAGAAACAACTGCTGGCTTAAGGTACTCAGTAACGAGATCCTTGAAAGACTTCGCCATCTCACCGTCTTTGATCATGAAAGTGGTATGTAGGTGCTGGTTCAGTTTAACCTGAACTTTTTCAGCAGAAGCATCTTGAATAGTCACTTCATCACTATCAATCTTTCTTGCTGCTGTGAATTTACCTGGCTTACGAGTATTAACAACATCACCATATTCTGCGATTTCATCTTGGAAATCACGGTGAACGAGATTACCTGCAACCATATTCTCATCGAGAACCATCAAAGATTCCTGAGCCCAAATTTCCGGAACAAAAGCCCGGCTATCAGTATCGAAATCGTTTGCATATGCTACGGGTTCAGTTGCACTAAAAAGTATTGCGTTGTTCATCTTGTTCTCCTTATATTCGACCATTCTTACGAGCCTCACGATAGGCTGCTGTATCTTTGGCCAAATGTCCTATATCTGTTTGTGCTCCTCCAGTGGCTTTAGTACTTCCTAAGCCACCTGTTCCTTTACCTTCAAACAGGTATTGGTATTTCGGTAATTCCGTCATTCTCTTTACAGCCTCGGAAGCCGATAAGAGTAATTCTGCGGGCTTACCATCTTTACCTTCTGGGTCAAGGAACTTGACCTTTTCAGTAAATTCACCAGTTCCTGTTCCTTCTTCACTAAGAGATTCAATAAGTTCTGTTCTCGGTCTCAAAATAGCTACAATTGTATCATTATCAAAAGCTTTGTTTACACTTGAAGCATCAGAGATTGCTCTCATAATGCTAGATTCAGTGTAACGATCTTGCCAACTATCACGTTCAGATGTTAACGTTTCAACCAGTTGGCCATGTTGCTTGTCACTCTTTTTCTTGTCTCGGTCGAATAATTCCTCCTTAGTAAGTAGTTCTTGTTGGATGTTCTCTAACCGAGTTTCTATATCTTTACGTTGTCCAGCAGTCAGATCATTACGGGCTTTAATCGCATCTAATTCAGCCATTGTATTCTTGACCTTAGCTGCTTGTTCAGCAAGCATTTTATCAACTTTAATTTGCTGGGTTGGTGTGAGGTCATCACCTGTGGCTGCGGCTGCGGCTGCGGCTGCGGCTGCGGCTGCATCATCACCTGCTCCAGCATCATCACTTGCACCTGCACCTGCACCTGCATCATCGCCATCATAAGCTACTACTTCGAGGGCACTAAATAGGTCATCCTTAAACATAACTGCTCCTAACTTGATCTCATAATATTAAAATATCCTGTATCATGTAAATACGGGACAAGATACCTCCAAGCCGTAAGACTTGGTATTCCTGCAACAATATGGGGTACAGGTACTTCTCGATTATAAGTGGAACGAACATTTGCATAACCTTGAGATGTCATTCCTAGATTTTCGCCTTCTAACTGTGGATCAACCCCATCCAGTAGAGCAAGAGCAATTTCAAAGCAAGCAGCACCAATATCAGCAGGGATAGTTGTATCGTCACCCCGAGGAAACTGGTTAACCTGAGTTGATACGTTCTTAGCTCCACGGTAGTTGAGCCTGTTAATAGCATCAGTGGCCATTGTTAAAGATTTATATGTCTCTGTATCTGGCTCACCAAAACTACTACCATCTTCATCCACGGCATCATTCCATGCTTCAACGTTCAGTCTTTCATTAGCAAGCTCCTGTGCTTCTAAAGGTGTGAGATAGTTACTCATTTTTGGGTTCCTCTCGTCTTATCGGTAACAACATCATCTTGTGTGGTATCCCGTGAATCTTTCTTTTCATTTGAGGCAGTATTGGTCTCTGAATCCATGTCTTGCACACCTCTAGCACCGTTGAGGCTATCTTGGCTATCTTGGCTATTAATAGACGCTTCACTTTGAGCTATGGCAATACGGTACAATCTATCAGTGTGATCAATCTTAGCCTGTTCAACCTCACCTTCTGGGTATCCACGTAGTGTAGATGCTGTTTCTGTACCAACTAAGCCAGCTTCTAGATCAAGACGTATGACTTCTGGATCGGTGATGATAACAGCCGAACTATCAATTTCATCATATATCTTTTTCATGTTAGTGAATGATACCCTATGACCAACAAGAATATAAGCTACTTGCTTAGCTACAGTCTTCTTAAGTTCATCACTTGGTAGCTTAGGCATGAGTTCCATTAATTTGTCAGCTTCATCCCTGCGTTCTGCATCAGTTCTAAGGGTGTAGTTTTCTGGGTACTTAACCATTGCTGATTCTGCACGCTCATACATCATCCAAATATTAGCTATCTGACGTTCGCCCTTCTCTAATACACCACCAATAGTAGCTAAGCCACTTTCTTCACTATTTTCTGCTTCACCAGATAGACCTTTAACACTTAGTCTCGCTAATTCCTTGATCTCTATTTGTAGATCTTTCTGTTTCTGCATACTAACAGTAAGAGGTTCAGGGCTAGGATTAATGAAACCGGGGCTATCTACACCTTTTGGATACCTACGACCTTGACCTGTGCCTATACGCATCTCGTTATCTCTTGCAGTATTACTATCTGTACTACTACCTGGATCCGTATCAGTACTATCATTACTATCAGCCCCACCACGTAATAGATTGGTCATTATGTCTCTAGGGTCGAATTGTTCAACATAGAAAGGGAAATTACTCTTAATAGCATAAGCTAGATCACTAGAACCTAGATTCAGTAGTGCTATCTGGTAGTCAGCTATGTCAGTAAGTAGTGATTCTGCTATTTCGAAGATCGTGAAAGGTATTTGTGCTAGGTTAAGTATGACCATACTAGTTGATTCATTGCCTGTATTATCATATGTTTGAACAGCTACACCCTTAGATGTTAGCTTCAATAATCTATAAGCTGGTTCCAGGCCTGCTGGTAGCTCTGTTACTGGATCACGAGTAAAGACCTGTTCTCTAAGGAGTACAGTAGTAAGCTCCCCATCAGTGTAATCCCAAGCAAAAATGTCTTCAGCAGTGAAAGTATATAGATATGGAGTGATGCTGTCAGCATAGGGCTTAGATGATCCTTCTGGAAGAGTTCCACGATCAATGTATACACCAACTTTACCCATTGATAACAGTTCTGGTAGTACTTCACTGCCAATGAAACCATTCATTGTTGAGTTAGACTTATCTACACCTCCACCATTACCAATAACAGCTTTTTGATAGGATGCACTGCCACCTGTACGCACGACATCAACTAATCTTTCACTAACAGCATCTTTAATCTCATTAACGGCTGTTTTTGCATGTGCAGGACAGTAAGATGATTTCTTCCTTGCATTGAACTCAGTACCATCTTCACGTTTTGAGAAAGATTCTAGATATTTATTGATAAAAGGTCTACCACCAGCATAAGTTATACGGTATTTTACCCATTCTGATGCTTTCTCATTATAAAGAGGATGTCTTAATCCTATTATATTGTTACTGCCACCCTGTTGAGGCTGATCTAAGATGATCTTATGTTCACCTGCATTGGTGTTGTTTAACACGTTATTAGCTACCATATCTTCTTCCTTATACTGGCGAATCCATATCTTGGGAGCTAAAGGCTCCTGTTCCTACCTGTAGAGCTATTTCAGCATAGTTATTTGCATGAGCGAAATGGTCGTCTTTTGTGTTTTCATATACCCCTTGTGGGTTACCATTAGCATCACGCTTATATACTCTTACAGGAGCAGTTAAATGACTAATATACTCTTGACTGATATTAATTGGAAGCTTAATGGTACTCGCTCTGAATCTTCCTAAGCTTACGTCTAACCATGTTGTTCTGTCAACAGTTACACGGCATTCTTCTTCAGCATGTTCTCGAATAACTTTACCACTAGCCCCATTACCATAGATACAGAGCTTAACTTTACCTCTGAACCGATTAGCAAACTCCAGTGCTTTACGTGTCTCTGGTTGATTATCAATGATACCACTAGCTACATTGTACCGGATCATCAGGTCATCTAGTTCCTCGAAATGTTTAACAGTACCAGCTACTAGCACCCTGCAATCAGAGAGTAAATTAATATCGTTGGTCATCCTTTTCGTCATTATGTATTGATTGATAGTGTAATGGAGCTTAGTTCCTACATCTATACCTATAGTAACATAAGCATTAGCTGGTGCCTGCGTGTAGGCTAAGTAGCCACCTTTACAGTCGTCTACATCCTTTTCAGTAAGCTGGGCACCTTCAACAGCATGTGTTATGCCCATCTTAGAGTTGTAGAATTCCTGTTCATCCGTGGCATTGGTTAAGCTAGTAAGATAAAGTTGTGCAATCTTCCATGGTTCAAGCTTACAACTGTATAGTTGATTAACATGGAAGCCTCTTGTCAGGCTATCCTGTTTACTAGCTACCCATTCACCTTTTCTGAATATCTCTGGCTTATCAAGATGATTTATGGTTCCCTGGCACTCTTTGCAAATTATGTAGCTATCAACTAGCTTTGGATCATTTGCATCATCAGCTGTGATCTTTAAGCATTCAGGAAAAACCAGCTCAGTCCTCTTACCACAACATGGACAAGGGAAAAAGAAATGGTCTTGACTGCTGCTTTTATAGTAGTGATTGATACCTTTTCCCTCAATGGTAGGGGTAGATATCATGCAAGCCTGTCTATTTGTATGTCCACTCATCCGTTCAAGGGCTAATGTTATCTGGCCCAAATCCATCTCGTCTACTTCATCAAAGAACATCTGTCCAACTGGATCACTCTTTAGGCCACTCTTCGACCTGCTTCCTCGGACGAAAAGATTACATGCTCCAGCTCTCTTGTGACCCTTGTTCTTGACATCGGAAAACATGTTTTGCAGATGAGGACTAAGCTCCAGTGCTGGATCGAATCTACTGCTGCTGAAATTGCTGGCATCCCCGGCTGTTGGCATAATATATATAGCACTGTACCCTTTTATATCAATAGTGTAGAAACATCTATTGAGACAGTACTCAGTGAAACCCATTTGGGCAGCTTTTTGACCTATGACTAATTCATCATTACAGTCATGCATCTCTTTGAGCCAAGGGAACAGGTCAAATGACCATTTAATAGGGGTGCCCTCGTTATTCATTACCCTATACGTTTCTGCCCACTTAGAACAGGTACGGATAGCATTACGATTAAGGCCTATGGCTATACGATTTGCTAATAGTGTTGTAAGGTCTGTCGCACTAGCCCTAGTCATGGTCTCAACCATAGGTCACTTCGGCTTCTTCGTTGCACAAAGAGCCTATATCACCCACAGCTTGAAGGATGCCATTGGATATAGACTCTAATTGGCTCTCTTCTAGCTCTTCTTTACTGACTACTTCTATAACCTTTTGAGCAAAAGCCAGTATTGTCTGTTTGTCTAGCATCATCCCTAGGGATGATTCCAAACTATGACAACTTTTGACGAGCTTTTCTATCTTGACTACTAAGTCACTTATTAAATGGCTTTGAAGCATGAGGTCATGTTCACAGTCACAGCTGTTCAGTACTTCCTCCAAAGTCATCCGCAATATAGCTACCTCATCATTAAGGCTCTTCAGTCTAGGTGAGTTGGCATGTCTGTTTAGTGCAACCTGGAACTTGGCTAGCTTGTAATTACGCATATCTTTCTTCTCAATAGCTTGTATAGTCTTATTACCACCATGAACAGCACATGTGCCACCAAGTGTTGTGGCTTTATTTCTGCATTGTCCTTTTTTAGTTGTTGACTGGCATCGCCAAGGATCATCTTCATCAACCCTTTCGATGCTTTCTGCATATTCTGCCATGGTGCCTCCTATGGTTGTGTATACTGGTCAAGATACTTTCATCATCGTAGTCTCCCCATTATATTACGGCCATAATAGCTTTTTGTCAACTAGAAAATATAATTTTTCTAAAAATTCTAAAAAATAATAGTTGTTCCTTGGCAACACAGCACAATCGTCTTGTGATGATTAGACCCACCCTGTACGGAGATGCTGTATAGATACAGGGTAGATGATGCTGTATAGATACAGGGTAGATGATGCTGTATAGATACAGGGTAGAGTAGGGGCTTAAAGAGAAGTGACAAGAATTGTCACCGTGTCAATTTGACCCACCCTGTCAATATGCCATGTATCATATTGACAGGGTAGGAT